CTGGGTCGCATCCCAGGTGGTGCCATCCAGGAGATCGCTCAGGTAGATCGTGCTGGTCGACGTATCTAAAGCAATGAAATATCCATCGAGTTGAGCGCCCATTGTGGTACCGCCATCGACGTCAGGATCACGCACCTGGGCGAAGGCGTTTGTGCTTAATGTGAAAATGTAGCCAAAATTCCCAGAGGTGATAAACAACTCATCCCCGCCATCTCCATTCCATGAGATCGTCGCGGGCTTTCCGTCATTCACCATCGGTGTAGACGGATTTCTTGAGGTCAATACATAGGTGCTAGAAATCTCATATAGCGTGCGGCCCATCACGCAGAACGTGCGATCCTTGACCGCAATCATGGCACGACCAGGCGCATCGTCAGCGGTCACCAAACTCGTCACCCCTGGTGTGGGATAGAGCGCCATCGGACCAGATTGACCGGGAGCCTGCGCTGGTTCCGCATACCAGTTCATGGTGTGTTCCCCATCGGCTATCGGGCTCTGTGCCACATACGACGGACCAAGGAAATTGGGATACAGGGACACTAGAAGTTCCCCGTATCGAATCTCGATTGACCCAAGGTGCCCGTCGTGGACCCACTGATCCAAGCCACATTACCTACCGAGAGGTCCGAGAGACGCACATTGCTTCGTTTCACGTTCGTTTCTGCGTCTAATGCAATGCGCTCAAGAGAATCCGACGGCATCACCGAAAAACTCGGGGCCAACTCAAGGGCTAACGCCGTCCGGTAAAACCGACGATAGCCGGGTGGGAGGAGGACCACGTCTGTTAGCGCACTAAACTCCGAGACGGGCGTGGGGGTGTAAATGACACCCAAGAGACTCGACCCGGTCGTCACCGGCCACGGGCTGAGGGTTCCTAATGACGCCGTCCCGGCGAAGGTCGGATTGTAGTAATAATACTGAGGATACGTCGCCGTCTGCGTCTTCGGCGTCAGCCTGGCATATTGATCTTGGGTAAGAGGCGGACCGATCAGATATTCCTGCGCTGGACTCACACTCGTATCTTCGTAGCCGATATTGAGAATGTCTCCCGGATTCACCGGTCGGCTACACGTAATCGTGCCCGTTGGACCGACGGTATAGGAGGTCGTTCCAGAGACGAGCGTCCAGGTCGTCCGCGCACTGGTATAAACCGTCAATCCTTGCGTGGCGAGTCCATCAATCCAAGAATTGACTCGCGACAAGGCGAGAGCACTATCCTCAGACGTCGGCGTTTCCGTTGCCGCAATGAGACCGAGGTCTTGAAGTGACTCGGTAATGACGTCCCCAATGGTCGCCATCAACTACTCCTGATACAGAGCCACCATCGCAGAGGCGGTCGTCGAGGTGCTATTGATCCGTTTCGGTCGAATCAACAGCGTCGATCCCGCAACAGCCGTAAATGTTGCGGTGGCACCATTAGACGCGACGGCCACGACGTTTCCGGCCCCGCCCACATATACCGCCATCGGCAGAAGGGCGTTTCCATCATCGGCCGTGATTTCTCCAATGTTAATCGTGTCGCTTTTTGTAATAGCCACCCATTTGTTATAGGCGGCTGGTGTCGGAACTGCCATCGTAATCTCCTCAGAGGCTGACGCATTGAACAGAAACGAAGAGTCCCCCCTATGACCCAAGCGGCCATAGAGGGGTCTTCATCAAGGACTTACGCAGCGCCTGATTGAATACGACAGATCCACTCGGGACGCACGACTTTATAGCCGAAGAGCACATCGAACCTCGACTTAAAGACATCCGTATCGACGTCCCAGACTCTGGCAAACCGCATCGAGATCCCGATCTGCTTGTCAGTTTTCACTGACGCCTGATCAACACCTTGCGGCTTCTGGAGTTCTGCAAACGCCAGCGCAATCGCGCTCTTGTGCCAGAGCATCCCCTGGGCCGATGAGGTTGATGCGGCAGACGCAAAGGTAAGCGCCGCATTATCAGCAGGGACAGCGCTAACGGTTTGTGTCGCCCCACTGGTGATGATGGAGGGAGAGATCGAAACCGTCAGATCGCCACTCCCATCAGAGGTTCCGGCAGCCGTAACCACAAACTGCTGGAGAACGCCAGTGCTCGTCTTCCCGACTGGATTCACCGAATAGACATCTGCCAGTGTGAATACGTCACCTTCAGCAACCACGAGTGTTGACGCGGTCCATCCGTCGGTCGTGATTGAGGTGGCCCCACTGGCAATCGTGCCATCAATGAGCGGCGTGCCTCCCAAGGCTCCTGAGGTGCGTGCCGTGGTGTTCTGATCCATCTGCCACGTCATGCCAACCGCTTTGCCCATCTCGCCTGAATCGTACTGGCTCGCAATCTTCCCCGAGGTCTGGAACAACCCCTTCAGGGCATCGACCACGTTGGCCTGCATCTGCGGACCAATCACGACGGCTCGATCTCCATCACGTGGACAGGCGTATTCGTCCAGTTTGGCTTGTGCGTCGAGATACGTCGAAAGCGCCGTTGGCGTGGTGCCTGGGGTTCCAACAGAGTTGTAGACGCTATTGAACGCCTCGCTCATGATGGTGTTATCCACCTTGTTTGCAAGCAACGTAATCTGCGGTTTGATAATCTGATCGCTGAAACTCGACAACGACAAGGCCATCGACGCAGATGTCAGTGACGTATCCACACCAATCTGTGTGCCAATCGTCAGCGTGACGCTATCATCCGTAATGTTCTGCGCCGAGAATGTCGCCCCGGTGCGAACCGTGTACTGATTCGGCTTACGGATACGAATCGAAGAGCTGGTGTTACTCAGCCCATCCTTTTGCCCAAAGAGACCCTCGAATTTCCGGTCGCAATGGTTTGCGGCGGCGAGGTTATTCTTAAAAATCCTCAACGCCTCCAGCGTAATCATGTCATCGGTCAGAAATGTGTTCGCCATTGGTTCGTCCTCATGTCAAAAGTCAAATTACCGTTCATGAAGTAGCTGCTTTCGCACACTCTCCCACTCCGCAACGGAGTTGATATCAGAAGGTGAGCGATGGCTCGCTACGGTTCTCGCACTACTACTCCCTACCGGCCGTATAGGGGGCTGTGCCTGACTTGTGACGGGAGGAGACGCCGAGCCGTTGGGTGCAGCGTCTAGTCCTACTTCGATCCGACCGAGTTCGCGCATGGCGAGCATCGGGTGCAGCGCAGAAATGCGCCGGAAGTCATCTTCGTGTGATGACAAATATGACATTAAACTGTGCGGATTCTCGCTATCAATCAACAAATCTGCAATAGCGGTCGCGCCCGTGGGAACCTCTCCCTTTTGAAGAGACATCGCGGGTCGTAAATTCAAAATCTCTGGTTGAATTGTGGCGAGGAACTCAGGATCTCCGTTTCCGCCCTCCTCCATTTTTTTAACAAATAACGCGGCACGATCCTCACGCTGCTGCATCTGTGCTGACTGCTGCTGCTGCTGATGAGCGGAGTGCAACGCCTCTGCGAGTTCCTCACGAGCGGCCCATCGAGCTTTTGCCGCCACGAAATCCCCATATTCGGTATAGTCCGCTTCCTTAGGCTCGGTCTTTGCTGGTGCCGTCTCGACGGATCCCTCTGCGGACGGCACGCGTGACGATGCCGCGTCGGCTGGGCTCGACGCGGGTGGTTCGGAAGCGGCGGGTTGGAGGGACTGAAGCTGTTGCCGTAACTGCGCGGCTTCTTTTCGAGCCTCTTCCCGCTCCCACACGATTTTATCAATTCGCGCTTTGGCTTTCTTAACCTTCGGACTCCGCTGTCGAGGTTGAGACTTTCGGGTCTCCTCCTCAACATCAGCGTCATCGGTGGGAGACTTGGCAGTGGCGACTTCTGGCTCCACCGCCTCCTCGGCTTCCGCCGGGATTGGCTCACGCTCGAACGGGAGCCGATCCTCGGCCTGGAACGCTTCGGATGAATCAGTCACAAGCGCGTCTCGAACTTTCTCGTAGTCTGAGAGAGACGAAATGTTCTGAGCAGCTTCTGCGGCATCCTGCGCGAGTTGCGTGTCGGGTGTGGGATCGGCCATTGTTTTCTCTCCTACCACGGGCGCGTGACAGTAATCGTCGTATCAAGCTCGATCTTGTCCTTGGCTTTCAATCCACCGCGATCGAGGAGATCCTTTGCCGCTCCCAACATGACGGATTCCGAGTCGGCTCGTAGGAGACGCTCAAGGGTATTGATGGCCTCCTCAGACAACCCGCGCAGTCGCAGTTCCGCCAGTTCCATCATGATCTTGGCTTTATCGAGTGCCGCAGGCGTCTTTCCCCCATGAAACATACACGTCCGCTGCCCCTTCATCGCATGTTTACCGCATTGCTTCCCAGACCGCTTACTCGTGGCTGTGCATTGACGAGTATTGCTCACATTTGCCGTCTCGACCAGAGCCGTCTCGGGAGACAAGCTCATCGACGCCCCGCCGACAGAGAACGTGGATTCCACTGTCGTCCTGACGTGTCCTCATCCCAATCTCGATCCCAGAGTCGATCCTCATGCTGTCGCTCTGTTTCTCCCGCATAGCCAAATCGTCCGTATTCATCGTGAGGTCTACTCGCACGCCTCCGATCTCTGGCGCGGCTACTCAGTTCCTCAAGGAGTCGTTGCCGAGTCGCTGGATCGCGGCGAGCGTCTGGAGGCAATTGATTAAACGCATCTCGTACCTCTTGGCGCACTGAATCAAGATGCTCTCTGTCCACATCCTCTGCCCAGACCTTCTCAGCCGGGATTTCATGACTACGTCGACGGTCAAGAATAGCTTGTGTCGTATCCCTGTACACATTAGGCGGACCGTCTGGAGTTCTGAATGGTGGAGGCCCGCCAGGTGGTGGAGTCCACTGTGGCTTGGTCGCATCCGACATGGGGTTGCCTTCCCGGTCAATCCAGTCATCCTTAGTGCCGCCTCCCCATCCCCCATCACGCCAGTCCGGATTGGTCGTATAGTCAGGACCACGCATATGTCGACTGAGTCGAGGATCTGGTCTTCTCCGATCTCTCAAATCTGGGACTGTCCCTGGCGAAGGAGTCGGAAGAAATTGTTGCTGTTGGGAATAAGCCAGAGCGGCTGCCCGACCCTCTGGTGTATACGCAAAGTCTCTTCCTCCAACTCGTGGCATCTTGTATATCCTTTCGTCCTCAGGCGTCTCTAGTATGCCGTGTTTATTCGTCTAACGGAAGGTCCACGTCAATATTAACCTCAGGCGTCTCGCGTGTCGCCCGATCTTTTGCCACATCAATCTCGGCGCTAATCGCATCCCGCGTGACCTCGCCCTCAACTTTCACCGCCTCAAGCTCTTTGGCCTGCGAGGCTTTCATCGCCTGGGCATGTTCCCCAGATAAAATATGCTGTGTGGACATCTCACGGGCGTGCCGCTGCTTCATGATCAGCTCACGTTGTTCTTGCTGGCCTTTTTCGCTGGTGACGAGACCCTTGGTCATGGCCCGCAGCTCTTCGACTTGAAGCGTTACGGCATTCTTCATCTGCTGTAAATGGACTTCGAGGTCGGCTTTCCCACGCGCCATTGCCGCCTCCGCAGACCATTTTGCTTGATCGGTCTTGATAAAGTCGGACGCCTTGGCTAACTCTTCTTGTAACTGCTGACCTTGTTGTTGCAGTTGCTGAATCTGTGACGTCATCGCCATCAGATTATTCCCTTCGTCCTCATCCAGCCAGGGCATCATATGCTGACGCTCTTTTTTCAAGAGTTCTGAAATTTCTTGAGATCCGGGAAAATCTCGATATCGGAAATACAAGGGGCCGATAAGCGGAAGTAACGCCGGATTCGCCTGGAGGATCTGTCCGATTTCTGCCGCACCTTCATCCAAGCGTGTCTGGAACGATCGTC